TGGCTTATCAGCTTCTATATTAAATAATTTTCTTAACTTGTCTTTTGCGTACTTACCTCTTAGGCTATTTGGGTTTTTATTATACATTCTTAGGTAGTCATCTATAGCTACTGTTGCAGTAGCAGAGGCTAGAAGATTGTTGAACTTATTTACAGGGGTAAATAAACTTATTTGAGAAGCCCTATCAGACCATTTTCTCATTCTAGATGTACTAGAAGCTTCTCCAACTATCTCTCTAATAAAATCAGTATAAACAGTTGGCAGTTTAGCTCTGAAATTTGGGTCTAGTAACCTCATAAACCCTTTAGCAGTCCTAGTTATTCCCAAAACAGGCATTGTTGATATCATAGTCTGGAAAAGGTTTGCTATGGTAGCATCACCACCAGCTATCTTTGTCATAGCTTGAAAACCCATAAGGTCTTGAACGAACTTTCTTAACTCTGGAGACCTTTTTCTACTTAAATCCACCTCAGAGAATCCACTTATTTGCTCTACTAGAGTTGTAAGTCTTCTTCTCTCTGCTGAGCTACCTATTTCTGTAAGAGCTTTATTAATACCCTCGTTATTTCTTCCAAATACCTTAGAAAGCTCTACCCTTCTACCCAACCTAGAGTCATAAATAGCCATCAAAGTTACAGGGTCTTTCTCTAATAGCTCATCTGGCAAAGAAAACTTTCTAGCCCTCTCTATAAATCCATGAGGATTTACTCTACTAGGTCTAATATCTTCTCTAATCATCATGTAAGCATCAGCATAAGTCATATTAGGGTTAGCTTTTCTACCATCAATTAAAATTTTATTTATTAATGTATTAAAACCTACGCTAGTAGTATTTTCATCAAATCTTTTTTGTATTATCCTATTCAATACTCTTCTTGAATTTTCATCTAGCTCAAATTTATCAGCAAAATGAAGAGAAGCATCTTTATCTAGCCTAACATAGTCATCAAAAATAGCTTCTTTATATTTAGCCTCAGTAATCTCTGGAAGGTATTTTTCTATCTTACCCTTAGGTATAATACCTCCACTTCTAGCGTATTCAAATCTACTCTCCGACCACTTCCTTATAGCATTTACAATCTCTCTATTGGATTCAGTTACAGGCTCTCTACCAGTAGCCTCTTTCCATATTCTTTCTCTTCTGGCTTTATTAGCTCCAACCCTACTCATCATTTTTTGTATCGACATAATATCGCTTCTTGACCTAGCTTCAAATCCAGCTATGCCATCATTGACATCAAACAATGTTTTGACTACTGCTTGCGAGCCTTTATCAGAAAAAGTTTTATAAGAAGCTCTAAGCATATTAGCAGCTTTCTCTCCAAATGCATGAACAAAGAAGTCTCCTTGTGGAATGTCGTATGAGTATTGAGCAAATTGTTTTCTGAACAAACGATTCTGATATTCTTTAAAATACATCTGATGGAAGTTGTTCAAGTCTCTGTCGTTTAAATCTGCTACTCTCTTAGCTTTGTCGTTAGTATACACTCTTAATTGTGCATCAATATCATACCCAAGCTCTTTGCCTATATCATATATAGCAGATTCTGTTTTAATTCTAGACTTATCAGATTCTTTATACTTTCTAAAAAAGACACTACGTTTAATATTCTGCTGCTTTTGCGTGTTGTTGTCGATAATCTTAAAGAAACTACCCTTGTCATTGTCAATCTTTTTTAGTATGCTTACATCTGCAAAAGAGATATCACCAGCTGGGGAGACAGATTCCCATCTTTTTAAACCTCGTTTATTTACCCATTCTATCTCTGCTCTTATATTAGCAACATTGCTTTGCTTTTCTATATCTATCTTAGATAGGTTGGTAAACTCACCTACGCTTTCTTTTGATAAAAAGTCTTTTTTCCAAGCATTTAATTTTCTTACAGCTCCAGGAGCTCCAGCGACACCAGAAAGACCTAAGGCAAATCCAATAGAATTAACATAATCCATTGGGTTTGGTAATCTTCCTTGTAGTAATGGGTCTACTGTACCGAAAGCTGCAGCCTCTTGAGTATAAGCTAAAGCTTTAGCTGTTCCCTTGACTCCAGCTCTTCCTAAAACAGCTCCACCTACACTGGCAGACAAGCTACCCTTAGCTGTATCTGTTAATACATCTCTCCAATTAACCTCGTCAGTATCTATCTTTTGCTTTAAAGCGCTTGCTATTCCAGAATAAAAACCAAAACCAGCTGACTGCCTACCAGCTTCACTTAGAATTTTTTCAGTACCAGCTTTTATCATACTATCTGTGACCTTCTTACTGGTTCCACTTTGTAATAATTTTTTTGTACTTAGATTAGTTGCCCTTCCAAGAGCTGTTTTAGCTGCAGCCTTACCAGCTAAGCCACCTACCCCACCACCAGCTATGGTAGCTATAAAATCAGCAGGCATAAAGAATGAGAGTACGCCAGCTCCTATGTCTGCTAATACTCCAGGCTCGTAATCATCTAGTTTAAATCTCTGTTCTCCAGTTATAAGTTGTTGGGACATCCCAGTTATAGATTCGTTGTATGCTTTCTTAACTACATTAGGTAAGAAGTCCATTATATCTGAATCTCTAACAGATGAAACTTTAGATTCTTCAAGCGTAGTTATGTTCGGTATAGGATACGGTGTATCCAATGGTATGTTAGATTCTTGATTCTTATAAAAATCAGTTATCTTTTCTATCTCATCTAGTGTAAAAGACCTTTTAGTCTGTCCGTTCATTAAGCTCTCTCTATTTATTTTATAATTCTATTTGATTTAATAAATCAATAGTATCTTTATTAAATATATTCTCTCCACCAGTTACTCTTATCGGTCTAAGAGTGTCACCTCTTCCAAGCGTAGCCTGACCAGTTATCATGGGTTTGCCAGCTAGGCTTTTAAATTCAGATAAGAATTTTTTCAACTTGCTTTTTACAGCTGGAGTTGTTCTCTCATCTAAGTATGCTTCATAAGCATTTTGTATGTAATTCTGTAAACTAGTGTTATTTTCTCTTTTTTGAGTTTGATACTCTTCCGAAGTTTCAAATCCCTCTACTAGAGAAACCTGTTCTTTTCTTGCGTCTTTTAGGTTTTCTAGTATAATCTTTGTATTTCTATCTAATAATCCAACCGCTTCTACCTGCTCTTTTGGTGAGCCTTCCATCGACAAGAACCCTCCTTTACCAGTTCCCATTTGCCTTTGAACCCCAGGGAGCCCTCTTAAAAGCCTAACAAAACCACCAGATACTCCTCCAGGAGGCGCTTCCATTTCTGTATCTGAAGCTAAATCACCTAGGACGTATGGTTTGTCTTCCATTTTGAATTGACTTACAAATCTTTCTATGGAAGATTGACCTGGCATATCAGATGCTTCAGCTGGTGCATCAATAGAGACGTTAAGAGCGTTGGCTGCTTTTATAAACTCATCATCATTAAAAGTCTGAAACTCGTTATCACCAGTCTTAACAAAAGTTATTGGGTTTCCAGGAAATGTAACTAGACCTCCTACTGAAACCTTTGATGCTTCAGAGGAAGATGTGTTTTGAAGTTGAATAACTGCACCAGGAGCTCCATCAACTCTTACCTCATCACCAACCCCAGGGGGAGCGACTTGTTTATTAGCTCCAGCGCCAAATCCAGCACTATCTATTAGCTGACCATATTGACCTAAGAGACTTTGAAAATCAGCACTAATTTTATTTATAGAGGCATTGGTTGGGGATAGGTTGTCTGGTATTACCACACCTTTTAAATCTCTTTCATAGTCCCCAGCATCTTTGAGCAAAGCTTTTTGGTAATCTAATCTGTTTCCTAAGTATTTCAACTTAGTAAAAATCTCTTGATTTTCTAATTTATCTATAGTCCCTATAGTTGTTAAGTAGTTGTTTACGTCTGTAAAATTAAGTGGTTTCTTCCAACTGTTCATAGAGGAGAGCTGTTCAAACTGTTCTTCATTCAAGAACCCTGATAAAGCATTCAAAGAAGTATCTGGAGATTTTTCAAATGCTTCTATCTGAGCTAGATACCTTCTAGCAATAGCTTGTGCTTTTGGAGTTTCTAGAGTACCAGTTATCTTACCTAAGTATTCCTTAGCTTTAGCAGTGTTCCTTATATCGTTAACACCCATAACTTCTAAAACTTCGTTCTCAGCCATCTCAGCATCTAATTCTTTCTGCTCTAGCCTGACTCTATTTTCTAAATTTGTCTGCTGCTGGTCTCTATATCTTTGTTCATTTCTTTCTATCGCTGCCTGTTGGTTTGCAATCGATATGTCAAACCTTCTAGCGCTCTCAGTTCTGATATCTTCATCTCTTTGTCTTACATAATCTAAATTTTCTTGAGCTCTATTTTCTTTTATTCGAGCATCGAAAAACCTAGGCAAGGTTTCATTTAACAGCCTATCTAACGCAAATCCTACCTGTAGCTTTGTTCCGTTAGCCATAAGTTCTCCTTGGTTTTATAGTTCCAAATTCATCGGTCATAAATCCTACTTGCCTTGTTGGGTCTCCCATAAGACCTGACATCTTATTTCCACCACCAATATAGCTTCCAGTTGGAGTAGCTGATGGCATATTAG